GGAGTAAAGATGATTGATGCAAAACCAATGAACTTAGGTGCTTACAACCACTACAAAGGTTGGATAATCCCAGAAAATGAGGACCCAACTAGAGAAGGGTATTTAGTGAAATACTCTGATGGTTATGAAAGTTGGTCCCCTAAAGAAATCTTTGAAGAATTATACCGACAAACAGACTGTTTAACTTTTGGGCTAGCTCTTGAAGCATTAAAAAAAGGTTTTAAAGTTGCTCGTAAAGGTTGGAATGGGCAGGGTATGTTCGTTGTTTACCAGAAAGCCTACCCAGAAGGTATTAAATGTAATAAACAAACAGCAGAAGCTTGGGGTTTAAATGAAGGTGATCTGTTTAAAGTAGAACCTTACCTTCAGATTAAAATGACTAACGGCTCTCACGCGATGTGGGTTCCAAGCATTAATGATGTGTTAGCTGAAGATTGGGTGGTGCTAAACTAATGGATATTCTAATATCTTTTCTATTAGTGGTTGTCGCAGCTTTGATCTACCTCAAAAAACCTTTAGAGATTAAAGTCATCCACGAGCATCGGATTGAACAACAAGAAGTAGAAAAGAAACCTGAGGATCCAGATTTAAAGGAAGATGAAAAACCATTAAACATTGACAGGGTTATCCAATCAGTAAATGAAATGATGGGGGTGGATTACGATGACGACGGAACAAGAAAAGACTAATGAGGAAGAGGAGTATAAACTTCCTACTCCAGCTGATATTAAAGAGTGGTATGATTTAGCTCTAAGCTATTATACTAAAGATCATAAACGGATGCGTCTTTTAGATTCAACAGACCGTGGCTACCTTTGGAAAGCTCTTAAAGCTAAGTTCCCCGCCTATCAGATTTTACCGGACACAAATTATGTGACCTATGTAAAGAATAATATAGTTGCTTCCATATACACAGTAACTAAAAAAGCTGACATTGAACCTACTTCAGAAGAAGATGTTGAGTTGACCGAGAACTTAAATATTGCTATGGATCGAATTTGGAATCTTAGTAAAGTAGGTTATTATCAATTTAAAGCTGGAGAAAGAACCGCTCTATTAAATTATGGCTTAACTCAGGTTGGTTGGGATGACACCCTTTCAGCAGGTTCTGGAAATGCTTTCTATAGAGGTAATGTTACTTTAAAAAATATTAATCCTATTAAGTTTGTTAGAGATCCTTTTGCATCTTGTTTAGATGAAGCAGGTTGGTGTATGACTTTTGATAATTACGCTAAAACTGTTTTTCAAGAAAATCCTAATTATAAAGAGGAATTTGAAAAATATCTGATTAAAGCTAACCAAGATAGACCTACGACCGAAGTCCCTGAGATGGATGAAACGGCCCGAATACCTAAAGGTGCAGCTAAAGATTATCACACTCTTAGTGTAGTTTGGATTAAGGACGATGGTAAAGTTCACGAAGTACACCTTGTAGATTGGAAACACATTTTATATAGTAAGAAAGATATTAAACCTAGCATCTTTCCAATCGCGGAACTTTATTGTAATGAGCCAGCTGAAGCTCTAGTGGGTTCTAGTGAACCTTCTAAAATCTTCGCTAATAATGTGGCTTACAATCTGATGGATTCAATCGCCTTGACTGCAGAGTATAAAAACCAACGACCACCTAAATTTATAAGCTCTCAGTCAGGGTTAAATATTCAAAGCTTTGCTAAACATGGCGACGAAGCAGACCGCACATTTGTAGTTAATGGTAGAGCGGATCAAGCAGTACACTATCACCAGTTTCCTCAGATTTCGCCAGCATTGTCTAGTTTAAAATTCGGCTTACATGCTGGGATCGAAACTGTTTCAGGTATTGATGGTAGATATACAGGCAGAGATACAGGTTCAATTACTACTACTGGTGGCACTGAAGAAATGTTAAACCGCGTGACATTAATTGACACCCCTAAGATCACGATGTATGAGGATTATTGTAAGAGACTAACGAAACTTATTTTAGCAAACTTTATTGAATTTGCTCCTAAACGAAAGTTCTTCTATCAGAAACCCAACACTACTAAGTGGAAAACTATAGAAATAGATTTTGCGAAGCTAGATTCAGACACCTTATTCAACTATAGTATGAATGTCTCTTCAGAACTTCCTAAGAATAAACAAAGGCTTGCGGCTATGGCTAATATGCTTATGGAAAAACAAATGCAATATCAGCAACAAGGAAATTCCATTCAGCTTATCACCGAAGAAGAATGGTTAATGTTCCAAGACTTACCGCGTAAGGAATATATGCTAGAGCGTATGGGCGTCCAAAGGATGCAAGACGTTACAGAAGAAGTTTCTCAAGTTTTATTCCAATACACAGATCTTATTAAACAAGGTGTTTCCCCCGAAGACGCAATCATGGGAACTGCACACTCTTTAAAACAAGCTCGTGCAGGAGAAAGTCCAGAACAAGGACCTATTCCAGGTGCTGTACAAGACGGGCAGGTTCCGGGAGGTGATCCCATGGATATCTAAAAAGTCTTGACAATATTTACTAGGCTGTGGTATGCTCAACTTAGCAAGGTTGAGGCCCCCACAGCCCTTTTAATTGTGCGTATTTCTTGCTACTCCGTGCATTATTCGCCAAAATGTGAAGGAGCTGATTAGAAAGAATGGCAGAGAACAAGGAAATGAATGAATTTGTAAAAGCATTAGGGGGAGATCCTAGTCAAATACCCGGAGCGGGAGAAGACAAGGAAGATAAACCTGATGTAGAAGAACCTGGTGCTGACGATAAAGATACGTCAGGCGGAGAACCCACTCCGGAAAAGGATACTAAGGAGAAAGATCCAGAGACTCCAGAGGATACAGAGGATTCAGAACATTCAAAAGAAAAACCTCCTGCACAAGACACATCAAATAAACAAGCTCAAGCTTTTGCTCAAATGCGGGTTCACAACAAACAGTTGGAAAAGACTGTTAAAGGTGTTGCTGAATTACTTGGTCTTGAAAATGTGGATGATCCTAATGCGGTTAATCAAGCCCTTCAGGATAAGATCGTTGAGAGCCAAGCTAAAAAGCAAAACATTCCAAAGGAACTTTTGGAGAGATTAAACCTACTTGAGGAAAAGGACCAAGTAAATACGAAAGAGGAAAATCGAAGACAAGCTTTCCTCGGCTTCCAAAAGATTAAAGAAAATTTTAGTCTGGAAGATAAAGATTTACAGAGCTTTGCAGATGACTTGATAGCAGATGGTATTAACCCTTTTGAAGAAGCTGTAGATCTTGAGACACAATACCTAAAGAAAAATTATAGCAGGTTACTCACCGATGCTGAAACTAAAGGGGCAGAAAAAGAACAAAAGAGGGCCCTTAAAGCAAATCAGCATAGTTCTAGCCCTGATAATAAAACGGGGCAAGAAGCTGGAGAACAGGACAAGATTACCTCAGTTAGAGGGCTAACTAATTTCTTTAAAGAAAATGGTGGAGCTTAGAAATTAAAGACAATTATAAAGGAGTGTGGGGCATATGTTTTTAAACGCAACAGCGGATATTAACACTTATATTGAGCTAGCACAAAATGCAGGTACAGGTGTTATTAATCCCGAGACGTTTTATTCAAAGCAATTATTAGATACGATTCGTATCGACGGAGAGCAGTTTGTTTATTATAGACTTGCTGACCAAACTCCGATCCAGGAAAAAGCAGATAAGCTAATGGTGCGTAGATGGGCTCCATTACAAGCACATACTGTTCCTTTAGAGGAAGGCATCCCGCCTAAATCTGACAAAGGTTCAGTAGAGAAATATGAACTTAGTGCAAAGCAATATGGTCGTTATATGGAATTTTCTGATCGAGTAGATTTCAAAGTAGTTGACCCTGTAGTTGCTCATTACACTAAAGAATATTCTCTAGTAGCTATGGAAACCTTAGATCTTTTAGCGAAAGAAGTTTTACTTGCAGTTGCTCAAACTTGGTTTGCTAGTGCGGCTGTAAACTTCTTGGCTCTTACTCCAGATTCTGTACCAACTATGACTGATTTACGTTTAGTTGTTCTTTCTTTAAAGAAAGCTATGGTTAAACCAAGATCAAATGGACGTTATCATGTAATTGGTTCTCCAGAATTCTACTATGACATGATCTCAGATCCTGTAGTTGAAAAATACATGAGCTTAAATCAAACCACTAAGACCATGTATGATGATGGTATGTTAGTACCTATGTTTGACTTAGAGTTTTATGAGACTATGGTTGTTCCTACATCCTCTAAATTTGTAGATAGTGGAAAAGAGTATATGAGAGTTTATCGTGATGATGGTGCTGGAGGTTATGAATACGCAAGTATCGCTGAAGATGCTATGTTAGCTGATGGAGTGACGCCTGTTGTAACTACTTCAGACGGCTATGTACAGGATTCAAGAACTGGACAAGATGCTTCTTACATACCTAATCAGAAAACTTGGGACTTAGCTATTTGGAACGCTGATGGAAATGCGGGTACTGGTTCAGATTATGTGGAATTTAAAGTACAACATATAATTGTTATTGGTAAAGATGCTCTTGTTAGAACTGGTTTAAGTGGGGAAGATCAAGTTAAAGTTTACACTAAGCCAAAAGGTTCTGCTGGGGTACTTGACCCAATCGACCAAAGACAATCCATTGGTTTCAAAATTAACTCTGTAGGCTTTGGTTCTACTAGACTTGAAGCAATCGTAGATTATGTCTGCGTACCCTCTCAAGTAAATGCAATTTAGTTAGGAGGTTGGCCTAATGGCTAATAAACAGAAAGAATCAGTAAATTTAATCAAAGAATCTAACGTGGCTGTCGTTAAGGCAGAGCATAAAAGGAAAGCTTTGATTAAGCATTATAAATCTGAAGAAAAGTTTCCGATGTATCTTTCACCCATGTATCGTCCTTACTTTGGTACGGTGATGCCTGTTATGGTGAATGGTATAACCATTTATTTTAAAGTAGATGGCTCAACTCAAATGATCCCAAAAACTTTCGCGAACGAGGTGCAGAGAAAGCGTATGGCGATTGATGCAATCTTAACCAAACAAAGTAGAATGGCAGATGTGAGTGGTAATTTCGAATCGACTCCAGGTGAATTAAACCTGTTTTAACAACGGGGAGGGGAATAACTTCCCTCCTCTTTTTATTTAAAGAGAGGTGATTTTATGTTACTTAATGAGGTAGTCCGAAGATTTAATAATCAATTAGCGGGAGAACTCTTTACTTTCGCAGAGATTAAAGACCACCTTGATTCCGTTGTAGATGATATTAACAGTAAGTTAAATTCTAACTTCCCTACATTCTCAGAGTTTCAAGAGTCTTATGTCGGAGAACCAGATTATAACTTCTTTCCAGATAGATATATACGTAGTGTTGTCGTTATGGGAGCCGCTTTTTATTTCTTCATCACTGATGAAGAGGGAGCAGAGGTCGCACCAAAATATGATTACCGATACAGAGATAATATCTTTCTAATGGAAAGAGATTACTCAGATAAAGTTCCATTGGAATATCAAGCAGGAGACCAGGGCTCTTTGAATAATACTTCCACGTATGGAATACCTGAGTATTACGATGACATGTTTTAAGGAGGTACAACATGGTCAATTCCGCTAACTTTTTTAAGAGTTATACAAGACAATCTCGGGTACAGAAACCTGAAGAAAACTTTATGATGGGGATGCACTTTACTTCACAGCCTTTATCTGATGGGTTTGTTAAAACGTTAGTAAATTATAATATACATAATAAAGGTGAAGTGTTAAGACCACGTTTAGGTTTAAGGACCACTGAGTTAAGTCTTTATCCTGCACAACTAGACACTGCTCCTATTACGCATACCCCAGAAATGTTATTAGCGACAGGAAAAGATGTTACTATTTTTGGGGATAAAATATATAAACAGTTAATCTTAGGACAGCCTTCTGAAAACCAGATTGCGGGGACTACTTTATATAGTGGTAATGCTTTTGTAGGGACGGGTTATCCTCAAGGAAACGCACTCAATCCTGCTGCTTTACACGCCGATATAGATACGAGAGCCTTACACTATGAAGCTCTTGGAAGTACTACTTTTAAGAGACCAATGGAAGGCGAATTACATGGCCTCCCTTTCACTAATTTAGATTATATTGCAAGACACATTGGTACTTTTGCGTTCAACAACGCTTACTATTATTGTGGTCCAAGTAAATTAAGAAAAACTAAAATAGATGACACCGATGAAACAGCTGCTAAGTTTATCACAGAAGATGTTGTGCCTAAAGAGCTTTCACCTAAAGAAGCTGTGTTGTGGGGTTACAATATGTTAGATACAAACCCCTATGATTTTGATAATACTGCTAATGCTGGTATTATTCAGCTCTTAGGTTTACTTCCTTATGATAAACAAGGTAAGTTATTAATGACGCCTAGAGTAAACGAAGAAATTATTTTAAAAGCTTTCTACGCAGCACCCCCTGCTTCTTATGAATTACATTGGGAATGGAAAGAACCTCAAGCCGATGTTTGGAATACTATCCAAAAATATACTGCAGATTTAGCACCCCTGCCTACTACGGCCATAGAATTTAGTACACCGCTCCAAGACGTGATGATTAGAATGACTGCTACTAAATCAGGAGACACCATGCCTGAAAAGATATTAACTGTAGGTTTTTCTTTTAATCAAGAACAACATGGTTCTACTGCTAATGTGAGTGCTATTAATTATGCAATCCCTAAAGCTTCAGGTTTTGTATATTGGCGAAATAGGTTAGTTGCGTATGGTTTAGCAGAGGATCCAACAGTTCTTTTAGTTAGTGACGTTAATGATCCGAGCTATTTCCCTTACCCACATAACGCAGACCTTTTTGAAGAACCTATAGTTCACGCTATATCCTTTTTAGATGACCTATTAGTCTTTACTTCTTCTCAGCTACACCTCCTTAGTTTAGACCCCTCCGGTACTTATTGGCATAAACAACTGTTACAAAATAATTTAGACATTAAAGAATGGGATATTCATTTAATTAAAGCAGTTAAAAACATGGTCTTCTTTAAGTCAGGTAATTATTATTATATGGTTGTCCCAAAAGCTACGGGGGTGGGTGGTTTAGCTATTGCTCCTATCTCAAGGAACATAGAGGGTTTCCTAGACGATTTTAAATTAAATGTAGATGATATTTTTAAGACGGTCTATGGCAGGAGTCTTGATGTACAACTAGTACATGGTTTTAACTATTTAGACTTTGAGGATATTCATAATGTGTATGTATTCAGAGATCTTACCTCAGAACTTTTTATAAATCTCACATTGTTGTATAGTACTTTAGAAAGAACTTGGCGTATTCATATTTACGAAAGTCAACATGTAGTTATGCCTTATAAACAAGATGCTACTAAAAAAGGTACGCTTATGAGTTTAGTCCCTATTACACAAACTTGGAAAGATGCGGGAGCTGTAGAGTATGTGACTAGTACGCCTTGTATTCAATTCTTAAAATATACCAAAACACTTCTCTCAGACTTCTATGTCCCAAGAGATATTCAAGTTAACCCTTATGGTGTAACCAATGATCCTTTCGGAGTCTTCGATACGTTACATGAGTTTAAAAATCATCAGTTCTTAGATACTGGCTATCGAGATATAATGAGTGATTATAAAAAAAGGTTTAGAGAGATCCAAATTAAGTTTAATAATACGTCAGAAAAGGTACTCCGTTTTAATCACGAAGCTATTATAGATGGTCAATCGAGGCATGACATTTATGCTTATACGACAACACACGATACTGATCCAAATAGCCCGAACTATGGTTTAATCACAGTTATACAAGACCTCGTAGATCCTACTTTACTACCTAAGAAACTGATTGTGCCTGGTACTACAGTTTTAGCGGCGAGTGAACAAGCAGATGGTTCTTGGGCCTTAGACACTTCTTACTTTCCAGAACTTGCATTTCATAAAGTAAGATTTCCAGTTTCGGGTAAAGGATATACTCCTCGGTTAAAATTAGTTTCTTATAATGAAGAAGCTTACGAAATCCTTAATACGATTTGGGTATTCAGACCCTTATACTCAAGGTAGGTGTTATAGATGGCAGATAAAGATACTTACATACCTAAATATATAAGGCAAACTATTACAAGAAAATCACAAGAGCAAATTACTGCAGAGCGTTGGAATGAACTATGGAATCTTAGTATCATTCAAGGAGATTATAATGCAGAGATTCTTGAAGATGTTATTAAAGATTTACAATGGGCTGAAGCCTCTATTGGTGACATTACTATGCCTGTTATATCTGAAACTAAAGAATACACCGATGAGAAAATTGCTGTAGTTGTAGCACAAGCTGATGTAGATCGAGAGAGAGTATCTACCTCTGAAACAAGTATCACGCAAAACTATAATGAAATTCAACTTAGAGCAAGGCAAACTTTTGTGGAGCAGTATGTTACTTATAAAGTTGAGATCTTCTCAACTCAGGGCAAGATATTTAAAAATGGAGAAGGTGCTACAGATCTGATTGCTCGTGTTTATAAAGGTACTACAGATATTACAGCTGAAATTGATGCTAATAATTTTAAGTGGACTAGAGTTAGTGCAGATCCTGATAGTGATATAATTTGGAATAATACTAACGCGAGTGGTACTAAACAGATTACAGTCACAGATGAAGATGTGCATAACCGTGCTACTTTCAACTGTGAAATATTAAGTATTTAAGGGGGGAGGATGTAAATGAGTGTGACCACAGGTCAAATGACGATTGTAGATTATAATGATGCTTTGAGTTTAACAGGTTTTATAAGTGCTAACGCACCAAGGACACAGTTATATAACCCAGACACAGGGGCTTATAACCCAGATTTTGCAGTGAATAACATGATTTTAACTGCAAGTCTTTTTAAGATTGGTTCTGCAATAGACATTATTAACAGTGCTAAAACGATTTCTTGGAAAGATGGAGCGGGGACTATTCTTTCAGGGGTAACTACTGATTATACCGTAGCTGGTGAAATTTTAACTATTAAGACAAACGTCTTAGACCCTAATAAAGATTACATCTGTGAGATAGTTTACACGGACCCAAATACTAGCCTTGATTTAACTTTTAAAATAAGCATTTCATTAAGCAAAGTTGTTAATGGTGGTGGTATTGTAAATGCGATTGCTTGGGCCCCTACCGGAAATATTTTTAAAAACGGAGACGTGGCAAGTCTAACTGCAGAGTGTACTTTGAAAAGAGGGACTGGAGTTTCTGATGAGACTAATGTTTCTTATCAATGGTACGCCTATACGGGTGGTACTTGGACAGCTGTTTCAGGGGCAACGACTAAAACTTTAACTGTGATCCCAGATGATGTACCAAGTCTTAAACAATTTAAGTGTACTATCCTTGACACGGATACTGCTAGTAATACTTATAATGAAACTTTTGAAGATAGTGTTGTATTTATTGACCAGTCTGACCCCATTCAGGTAGTCATAGAATCTAGTAGTGGGAACATTATTAAAAATGGTGCAGGAAGCACAACCTTGGAAGCTAGACTATTCAGAGCGGGAGAAGAAATTGATGCAGTAGGAACGACATATACCTATATTTGGTATAAACGTGATAAAGATGGAGCTGCTGTAAACTTTGCGGACGCTAGTCCTAGTAAAGTAGGTAAGACTTTAGCTGTCGGGGATATTGATATAGACATCAAAGCTACGTTTTCTGTAGAAGTTTCTTAATTAGGAGGTGGTAGATAATGTCTTTAACAACAGCTCAGATAACAATCGTAGATCTACAAGATGTTGACATAGCTACCACTGCACCTACTAATCCTGTACTTGACCAGCTATGGTTAGATACTAGTATCGTACCAAACAAATTAATGCGATGGGGCGGAACGACATGGGTAGACACTCAGCATGGTTCTTTAGAGGGGTTAGATCCTGGTGCAGCAACTGCTATCGCGGATCATACTAATAGAATTTCAACTGCAGAAACAAGTATTTCAGAAAATGCCGATGAAATAGTTTTAAGGGCTACTAAAACAGAATTGGAAACGACTGATAATTTAGCTAGTGCTGCTAAGAACGCTGCTGATGCAGCTCAGCTTACAGCTAATGCAGCGGAGTCAGATGCGTTAAATGCTCAAAATGCAGCTGATGCATCTCAGGTTGCTGCGAACTCTGCCAACGCAGAATTAACTGATATTGCTGATGATAATAAATTAAGTCCTTTTGAGAAGCAAGATATACAAAAAGAGTGGGATGTTATATTTGTAGAGAAACCTACTGTAGCACTTCAAGCGGATACTTACAGTATCACAACTGAAAAAACTAATTACATTAGTGCTTATGATTCTTTAAACACTTACTTAGGACCCTTACTTACAAATTTAGCTGTTACTTCAGATATTAATGGTCCTGTTTTTCGATCTAAATTTAAAGACTATTATGACAAACGAATTATTCTTTTAAAAGAAATCACAGATAGAGCTGAGTCCAGAGTAGGTATAGCTCAACTTGCAGCAGAGGGTGCTCAATCCGCTGCAGACACAGCTCAACTTGCAGCAGATGACGCTCAATACGACGCTGACGCTGTAGCTGGTCGTATGTCTACAGCAGAAACAAGCATTTCAGCTAATGCCGAACAAATAGCATTGAGAGCTACCAAAACAGAGGTAAAAGAATATGTCCAATCAAGAGGGGAAAATTTAGTCACAAACGGAACA